ATGGCTACAGTTAAAATAATCATCCTCAAGCATCAAAGGCGAGAAGATAATACCTGGAATGTGAAGATACGGATTACGCACGAACGTCAATCTTCATATATTGCGACCACTCACTATGTGGGAAGTGAGTTGATAAACAAGAAGACTTTTGAGCTAAAAGAAAGGAATAATCCGATTTATGACCAAGTAATGCTCGATGTTCTTAAAATTAGAGCCGAACTTTCAAAATTGGGTCACTCTATTGATTTGTATTCTGCTAAAGGATTATGTGAACTGATGAAAGATAAACTTTCTAATAAGCCTGAAGGAATTAACTTTTTCGACTTTGGTTATGCTTATGCGGATAAGGTTTTGAAAGAAGGTAGGCGGATAGGGGAAAATTATCGAATTGCTATTAGCAAGTTTGAGGCATTCGTGGGAAATCGAAATTTATGTTTCTCGGATATCACATCTTCTCTCTTAATTAAATTTGAAGAAGATTTAAAGAGTCAACGGTCAAAATGTGGTATTGGAAATATTTCTGATTCTGGGGTTCGGCTTTACATGTCGAAGATACAAGCGTTATTTAATCGGGCAAAGCTTGAATATAACGATGAAGATGCCGGAATAATCCGCATTTCCAATAATCCCTTTGCTAAATACAAAATTCCAAAGCAACCAATTACAAGAAAGCGTTCTTTAACGGATGAACAGATAAGAGCTATAAAAGAGTATCGAATACCGGAAAATATGTTGGGTGTCATTATTGCCAGAGATGTGTTTCTGATGTCGTTCTTTATGGTTGGAATGAATACCGTTGATATGTTTTATTTGAATCCCCCTGTTGATAATAGATTTGAGTACGAGCGGAGGAAGACAAGAACCAGGCGGGATGATAGGGCTTTTATTTCCATTAAAGTAGAACCGGAGCTTGAGCCTTATTTGGAAAGATATAAGGATTCAGTAGGGGATAGAGCGTTTAATTTCTTTATAAGATATGCGAGCCATAAGCAATTTGTGCATAAGGTGAATCTTAATCTGAAAAAGATCGGGAATGCTTTAGGTATTCCCGATCTAACTCTTTACGCTGCGCGCCACTCTTGGGCTACAATAGCAAGGAATGACTGCGGTATTTCGATGGACGATGTAGCAACGTCATTGAATCATAAGTCTGGGTATAATGTCACAGACACTTATGTTAAAAAGGACTGGAGCAGGATTGATAAGGCAAATCGGAAGGTAATTGATTTTGTGTTCCATCCAAAAAAGAAGGACGAAGAAAAAGCCGGGGAGTGATCCCCGGCTGGCTTTACTTTCTGGTATATATCACATCTCCTAAATAGAGGCGGTTTCCTTCTATTCTATACTGTTTTGTTTCAGAATTGCCGTTTTCATATTTGACATGGTAAGTGGTTTCGGTTGCACTCCAAGTGAGCCTTAGTACATTTTCCACTTCTCCGGCGTAGGTTCCGGTCCATTTCCCTGTCCCGTCTTTTTTGAGGTCAAGATAGAAAATCTCGACATCATCATCTATGGATATCCAAGATCCGATTAACGGAGAGTTGTTGTCATCTGATTGATCGTCACTGGAACACCCACCAAGGAGGAGGGGCAGTAATAATGTTAATGCAAATAAATACTTTTTCATTGTATATTAAAAGTTTAGATTATTTTTATCGGTTGAATATAATAGAACTTTCAAATAAAATATAGGATTCTTATATGTTGGGGGGTAAGTAGTGCCAATCCAATTTATTAAAGCAAATATATTTTAGGATTACTATATTTTTTAAAGTCAGGTGTAGGCTTATTTATTTTCTTGAATACTTTAGTATATTTTTCTTCCAATTCGCGAAAAGCTTTTTCCCAACTTACATAGTCCTCTGAAGATTTTGAGAGTAAGGCTACTTCTTGCAAAAAGGCTTCATTTACTATTTTTTCAGTCTCTTCCATATTTCCTTTTATATAGGCAATACAGGCATCTGAAAGAAAATCCTTATTATCTATCTTTTTCCAGATACGTTTAATATTGTTCGTCATTCCCCACACTTTAAAAAAGAGGATAATTTGTAGTACTCCGAATATAAGAAGTACGATAGTTAAAAAGTCAATCATAATTTTAGTTATTTAATTTGTTATTTTAGCCATTTTGCAACTCCACCATGATGTGAGCATGTGCCCCTACGGCTTTTGCTAAAGCTATATGTTCCGTCTCTACATAAGGCCGTTGCCCCTGGAGGTGCAGAATTATAATAGGTCGGGGATTGCACTCTTTCTCCATTTGAATTTGTATAATATTTAATGGAGCTATTACGTATAGGAGTATGGTCAATTTTATTCTTTGAAAGATATTTTGTAGAAACATATCCTATATGGCCATTATAATTTACTGGAATCCATTTGCATTCACAATCTTCATCTACGGTAACTCGGGTGCCTTTAGGTATTTGAGTGATGATAGCGGAGGTCGTATTGGGGGCCTCTCTTAAATTTAGATTTGCCATAACATATCTTATGGTATCTTGCTGAATGGAAAGTTGGGCATTTAACAGGCAAGAAAATAAGAAAGAAAAAAATAGTATTATTCCTCTTTTCATAATCTTAGGTGTTTAGTTTGTTCTTTAATTCGTTGAATAAATCAGGATTATCTAAATCCAGGTGCATTGATTGAATTTCATAAGCTATTTTGCAGATAGACACATTAATACCCTATACATTACGAAGTCCCGTGTAGCGGATAAAGTATTGCGTTGACTATCAGTTTGATATGTTCGTTTTCTGAATTTCTTAAAACACAATCTACTATACAAATGCTGTTTTTAAGGTAGAATTGAAATGTTAATAATAAACTCTATAAATCTTTTGATTGATACGCAATCGCTATCGAGTCATGAAGATGTCTCGTGATTGTATCTTCTATTACTACATTTACGAAAAACATATCATTAGAACTTTTCTCTATGGTTCCCTTGATTCTTTTATGTTTTATATTCCATAAATACAGAACCTCGCTAACATCCACTTTTAAACTATCCTCACTTACTGTATTTTCAAACTCAGGGCTACCATATTGAGCATTAAACAAGTTCTTAACTTCATACAATTTACGTACTGAACTACTATACCCCTCCACATATTCATGAAAGACTACAGCAAAAAGCCTGTTATCATGTGTCATAATTGACACATCGTCAAATTCCACGTTTCCTATTTGCTTGTATTTTAATGGAATAACCCATTTAGAAGTGTCTTCCACGGAGATATACCCCAAATTAATCATCTCATCAAGATTCATCCCCCATTTCAAGTCTTTAAATGCTTTTATAGCTTGCTCATCAGTGTATTTATCCACTATGGAATTAATGGGAATATCCACACTCTTTTTGTTGCTATTACATCCAACTATTGCCAGTGCAGCCACCATTAAAAATAAAATCTTTTTCATTGTGCTTTAATATTTAGTTTGTTCTTTAATTTGCATTTATACTTTCCAATATTTTTATAGATTCTCTGTATTGGTCTGCTTGTGGAATTCTTTCAAATTCCACAGTCTTATCGTAATTCTTTTTAACAACTTCTTCGATTTCATTCAGCGTAACTTTAAAAAACTCTCTTCTACTATTAATCATATTGACTTTTTTATTTTCAAAAGCTCGATGTAAGGCAGCTTCCAATTTGGGAGCGTCGTCAGAGAAAATCATAGCATGAACATCGAATTTGAAAGGTACAGAAGCATCACCTAATTCATCCACTCTTTCCATAGGGTCAAGCCTTCGAGTCATGCCTATTTTATACACATTCTCACCAAATGAGCCAATGTTAGATATAATATACACATATCCGGCTTTCTTGTTAGCCTCTCGGTAATCAATATCCTTAATTGCAACGTCAAGTTCTGTAAGGTGAGATTCTATTTCTTGTCTCTTCTCTAAAAGCACTTCTTTTTCAATCTCATCACAAGATTCAAGTTGCTTATCTAATTTCAAAAGAGCATTAGTATAGTGTCTCTGTTCTTTTTCAATATCTTTTCTTGCTTCTTCTATTTCTTTTTGAAGTTTAGCCTCTTCACGCATTTGTTCTCGGATTCGCTTTTGCTCTTCTTTTTCTTCTTGCTTCTTTTGTGCATATTCATAAGCTAATTGTAACTCATCTATTTTTAAAGACAAATATTCGTATGAAATAGAAACAGCATTCTTTGAATTCATTTTATTTAATGCCTCATAGGATTTTCGCATCTTTTCAATGAATGCTGCAATATTATTGAATTTGACTTTGCTTATTAGCATATCACATTCATCATTAAAACATCTAAGTATTTGCTTTATATTTTGATTTGTCATAACTCTGCCTTGAGCTTCGCTTCCGTTTACAGTCCAGGTCTCTGAACATGTTGCTGCTGTTTTATACAAAATCATATTCTTTTGTTCCGTCCTAACAGCGTCTAACCTGTCTTTGTACATTTCAGAGTTGGCGAAATCGTAAATCGGAGAATACATACCAAATTCTTGGAGAAGTATTGTTTCGTCAAGTTCTACAATTTCTCCTTTTTTACTTTGTATTTCTTCGGACAGCTTATCAATTTCTGATTTTAGTTGAGCTATTTCTGATTGATGGTTCTCTCTTGCTTTTTCAGCATGTTCTTCTTCAAGTCTGATTTTAGATAATATTTCATCTTTCTTGTTATCTAAATTTGCTATCTCTTTGAATTTGGAAAGAGATTCACACTCTTTTTTAAGCTCCTCAATCTTTTGATTGAGTTCTTGCTCTTTATTTACCGAGATTTCCAAATCTTTTTTCAAGCAGGTTATTTCTGCAAATTCTTTCTGTTTTAGAAAATCAAAAAATGCCATAATATTAGATAGATTTAGAATTATATTTGTGTTCTTTCTAACCTTCCTACAACTTTATACAAAAATTTAATTTGCTCCCCTTCTATCAGCATATCAGGATACTTTCTTCTGCCATCAGGGTTGATGGCATTGTTATATGAAACCAACTTCAATTTTCCATCTTCAATATAGATCATTTTTAAATACCGATCTTCATTTGTAATTACTACATAAGACTGCCCCCCTTCAATTTCTCTCTTATCTTTTATCTCTCTAACAAATACAATATCCCCAGAACTGTATTTGTCATACATCGAATCTCCATACACAGTCACTCCATAGCATCCAGAGAAATTTGGTATATTAACGTAGCCTAATATTTTATTTTCGTCTCCATCAAAACCAATTCCATGACCAGCAGATACGCGTATATCGAGTATTTTAATATCTTTATCTGTGATTGGAATAGATGTGATAGTTGAAGTTGTAGGCGTATTAAGGCTAACCCCATCTATATCTTCATCTTCAATAATAGCATTCCCTCTTCCTGTAAGGATGTAATTGGCATTTACATTCTTGTATGTATTAAGAAATGGCATAAGTATTTTTGTGGATACCTCACTTGTTTCCCCATTTCTTAATTTCACCATCATATTTTTGGTAACTCCTTCTATGTCCGTATAAACTCTATAATCGGTCAAATTTAGGATTTCCATAACCTCATAAAATCTCTCTTTTACAGAATTTCCCATAAACTATACTATTTTTATTTGATAATATCTAAAAAGATACTATCTTCGCATTAAAATCAAGTTGCGGATGATTTCGACTAATAAGTTTAACTGTTCCCGTAAGGAACCATATAGGCGACTAAACCTCAAACCGCAACTTTGGAGCTAGTCGCTTTATTTTATTATTATGATACGAGAAACAGAAGATGGCGGGCTTGAATTAACAGACCCTGAAAACGACAGAAAAATAATTAATGAAATACTCAACGAAAATAGAGCAAAACTCAATTATTTAATAAGCAAACAAGCTCTAAGAGTATCTTATATAGCCATTTCAATAAGTATTGCGGCAATCCTGTTGCAGCTAATACGGATATTATAATGGCACATTTTGCTATCTTATTAGCTTTAATAGCAGCGTGTTTACTCTTGTTATCTAATTCTCTATCATATTCCTCTCTTTTTATCACATCCAGCCTATCCTTGCACTCTGCGAGTAGAGGTTCTATCTGGTTAGGAAACAGTATTTGAATGCACCCGTCATACTTTTCACCATTTTTTCCAACTCCACCTCTTGATAAATTGGACGCACATCGTTCCTTTATTTCTCTCTTAATCGGTTCCCAATATGCACCGGCGATTTTTATTCCTTCTGTATCGTATATCGTTTTATCCTCTCTCAACCTCTCTAAAACAGCTATTGAGGATTCTAACTTTCTTCTGTTCCATTCCATAGCTTTATATTATAATAAGGTATAAACTACTCTAATAGTTAAATAATGTTTTGTATTATCTAAAAAGATACCTATATGCTTGTTGGTATCTAAAAAGATAGTATATTTGCATCATCAAACAGTGATAACCTAATCACTTTTGCAAAGAAACGAATTTTGCTTCTTATAAGCAATAGTATAAACATATTAAAAACGCACGATTATGAAAACAAGAGAATTTTTACACGAAGTAATGTCATTGGCTTGGCAGTTCGTAAGAAAGAATGGCTTTTCAATGTCTGAAGCTCTAAGGTCTGCTTGGGTAAACATGAAATTGAAAGCTGAGATGAAAAAGAAGATCGTCAAGTTTTATTTCAAAAAAGTAGACGGTTCTGTAAGAGAGGCGTATGGTACACTCAATGAAAAGTTGATGCCCGCCATAACAGGCAATGACAAGAGAGCGAAGAATGATACCGTCCAGACTTATTATGATACAGAGCGTGGCGAGTTCAGGTGCTATAAAAAAGCTAATTTATTATCAATTGCTTAATACTTACGATTATGACTACTTATGAATTAGAACAAGGTTTAAATGCTCTTCGCAGGGACTTGGTAGCAGTTGAGGGCATGGACGAAGAAACTGCTTGTAGAGTTTACAACGTAGATTGTAAGGCTGATATTATTGAGGTGATAAAAGAAGAGATTGAGACTTATGAAACTATTCTTTTAGGTTCTGACTCAGGCGAAGATAGCGGTATGGATTACGATGCTCTTTGTGAGGTTCAAGCTTTGAGCCGATACGCATAATACACGGTTATGCAACGCACGACAGCCCTACTGACGGATTGAACGGCAACCGATAGCGAGAATCGGGTAGGGCGCTATTGATTAAGCTCTTTGACAAGATTGTGAAAACCTTTACGGTGTAATACTATAAGCTGTACAAGGTTGACTAAAGATAACGAACGTACATAAGCAAGTTGGAGCTTGCGAGCTGTACAATGTATAACAATTAATAGAAAACACCGCAAAGAATCGTCCCAGAGCAGTAAGAAAACGGGTTGGGCGTCCGTACTGTTTTCGACCATATAGCCTGTACTGAACTTGAAATATGAGTTCTACCAAGCATAACAGCTTTTCTTCAATGGGGGTACAGGCACTAACTAATACACATAATTATGAAACTAATTCAATTTATCTTAGCTATACTGGTGACAATATGTGCTATCGGTATGCTATACGGGGCTATTACTACTTACAGTCCTATGAAAACATTCTCTATTACAATAATGAGTATCATTTTTATTGGATGCGTTTCGTTTGTGATACTTGCATTCAGGGAATTAAGAACAAATTAAACGTCTGAGGGCTGGTAGTCTTTGAGCTTGAACTCTGTATGCTTAGCGACCTACTATCCGGCCGATAGCAAGGAAATACCGTACAGGCAGACGTTTAGATGTTTTGTTTGTCGTGTTTTATTTTGTGTTTGTACTGGGTGTGCCGTTCGTGAGAATAGTACACCTTTCTTATTCCGGATGGTTAGCTTATCGGTTAGAGCTTCGTGTTGCGCAACCAATTGTCACGATTGAGAGAGGTTCGACTCCTCTACCATCCACAAATCATTAATTAAACAATAAGTTTTATGGCAACAATCAGAGAAACGATTTTAAAAGTAAAGCCGGGAAAACAGAAGATTATCCCACTATCAGAAGTTGAGGTAACTGGCTACAGGCAAGAGGCCCATGAGATAAACAAGGAATTGAGAGAAAAAGGTGTTGTAGCTCCGGGTGGTAAGAATGTATATACCATTTCGAAGAATAAGTACACCAATTCTATGTATATCGTCAATAACATGACTAAGTAGTGGTCTAATTTACACGATTATGGAAAGAGTATTAACTGAACTAACACCCGAATGCGAGATTACAGCACGGATGTACGCACAAGGGTATGAAAAGAAAGAAATTGCTGATCTCAAATGCCGGGCGGTTAGCACGATAAACAACCAACTACAAAAAGCATTTGAGGTTCTTCAATTAAGGAACGGGAGAGAGCTTGCAACGCTTGTGTTTGAGAGAATATCGGGTATAAATTTAACGATGAACTTTTCACCCATTGGCCGTATGGTGGTTGCCTGCTGTCTATTATGTGTGTTTTCTTTTTCGCTTTATCACGAACAAGGCGATATGAGAAAAGGAAGAAGAACGAGAGTGGAACGAACAGAAAGAATAAGGAGGTCTTATGATAATACAGATGCCGGAGGAAGTTTTATTTAAACTGGTGGACTACGCTAAGGGATTAGGTAGAAAGGAAGAACGCATTGATTCGTTCAAAGAGCCCAAATTTATAACCCAAAATCAAGCTCACATTTCTTATGGAAAGGGGAATGTTGCAAAATGGGTCAAAGAAGGCATTGTAAAGAGGTACAAGGATGCCGATGGAAAGGTGCGCTCAGGTGTTCGATACAATGTAGTTGAACTGGATGCGGCAGCTTTCAAGTGTAATTATATGAAAACGTTGTCTCCACTGGCGAAAGCTGAAATGAAAGAAATTAGTAAATAACCCTTTAAATTTTATGATTATGTCCTTAATTAAGAAATCGAATGAATTAGTAATCCCCACCACCGTAAAGATGATGATTTACGGTCAAGCAGGTATGGGAAAGAGTACAGTAGCATTGAGTGCTCCGAAGCCTTTGTTATTAGACTTTGATAATGGTGTTAAACGTATGAATATGGCGCATCTGGAAAACATAGATACCGTACAGGTCACTTCATGGAATGATGTTCAACAGGTTTTGCAAGAAGATTTATCGGCTTATCAGACAATGGTAGTAGATACCATTGGTAAGATGATGGATTTCATTATTACTTATAAATGTGGCAGCCGGCAACCGTCTATCAGGGATTGGAGTGGTATTAATGCTGAGTTTTCATGGATGGCAAGAACACTCTCAAGTCTGAATAAGCATATTATTTTTGTCGCTCACCGTGATACGAGAAAAGAAGGTGATGATACAGTATTTATTCCTGCTTTGCGTGAGAAGTCCTACAACTCCATCGTTACTGAACTGGATTTGCTCGGTTATCTCGAAATGAAGAGCGAGAGAGGCATACAGAGACGCACTATAACTTTTGATCCTACTTCAAGAAATGACGGTAAGAACACTTGCAATCTTCCTTCAGTGATGGAGGTTCCTACCATCCTTGACAAGAATGGCAATCCGACTGCCAAAAACGACTTTATCACTACCAGAATAATCAATTCGTATTTGGGTATGCTTGCCGCCAAGAAAGAAGCACAAGAGAAATACGATAAGGTGATAGAAGAAATCAAAGAGAGTATTGAATTTATCACCGATGCCAATTCTGCTAATGAATTTGCTTCTCACATCAATGAATTTGAACACGTTGGTAGTTCTTTAATGATGGCGAGAAGCTTGTTTGCTTCAAAGGTGAAGGCTTTGGGGCTGGTCTTTGATAAAGAAACTAAAACTTATTCAGATGCAGCAGCCTAATTACCGCATATATGCAACACTTTTAGACGCCTTTTGGGGGTATCTGAATAGTGATGTGATTTGGGATAAGTATTGGGGATGGAGTGAAAATCCTCCCCATACCCCCGAAGAGTTTCACGAGCAACTGTTTCAAGAACTGATAAACTGTATCAATCGTAAACCTTTCGACAGTGAAGCGGCCGACAAAGGAACGGCACTGAATGAAATCATTGATTGCATGATAGAGAAAAGAAAATCTGAAATCATGCAAATTGAACGTGTCTATAAAGTAGAACGATTTGGTGCATGTGATGAAATAGGGAAACCTCTTTATTATGATGAGGAAGAAACGAAGGAAGTTATTGCACTGAAAGCTATCTATCACGAAAGAGAGTTTACTTTCCCTATTTCTCTTTGTCGGGAATTAACAGACTATTACAAGGGAGGTTTAACCCAACAGCGAGTAGAAGCTATCCTGCCAACTGCCTACGGTAATGTTCTTGTTTATGGATTGATAGACTACCTTATGCCTACAACGGTGAATGATTTGAAAACAACCGGCAGCTATACCGTAGGGAAGTTCAAAGACCACCACCAGCATTTGGTTTATCCATACGCTCTTATGCAGAGCGGTTCTGATGTGCGGACATTTGAGTACAACATCGTAGAGTTTAATAAAGGCGGTTATGTGGTAGATACCTATACAGAAACATACGTTTTCAATCCTGAACGTGATATTCCTATTCTTACGGAGCACTGTGAGGAGTTTATCCGGTTCTTGGAAGAAAACAGAGAATTAATCACCGATAAAAAGATTTTTGGAGGAGAGAACTAATGGCAAATCAGATAACCGGAAGAATAATTGAAATCGGGCAAACCGTCCAAATTCCATCGAAAAACGGTGGTTCTCCATTTATCAAACGGGAATTTATTTTAGACGCTACGCCCTATGACCCTTATACGGGTGAGCGTAGCGAGTATGAAAATATTATTCCTTTAGAGTTTACTGGTGATAAATGTGCAGAACTTGGCCGTTTTAACAATGGTGATGTTGTTATTGTATCATTCGCTCTAAAAGGGCGTTCTTGGACGAATATGGATGGAGAGTTTAAACGCATGGCGTCCATTTGGTGCTACAAAATAGAAGCGCGCGGCGGTGTATCGCAATCCGCCCAAGCTCCACCTGTACAACAGCCTGTTCAGCAGCCCACACCACAGCCAACTTATCAGCAACCGCAAAACTTCCCACCACCGGTTGATGCGAATGGTAATGCAAAGGACGATTTGCCTTTTTAGTGTATGATTTTCGACTTGAAGAATGAATACCAAGTGCCCAAGTTCAAGGAGTATGTAAACAAGCTGTTCAAGGAGCGTGCGGTGGTGGAAGTAAAAAAGAAACTGCCCAACCGAACGCTTGCCCAAAACTCTTACCTGCATCTGCTTTTAGGGTACTTCGGTAGCGAATACGGTTGCAGTCTGGACGAAGCTAAAATTGATTTCTACAAGCGGACTTGCAACCGTGATTTATTTGAACGTAAGATGGTCAACAAGAAAGGCAATGAAGTAACCTATTTGCGCAGTTCTGCCGAACTGACAACAGGCGAAATGACCTTATCTATTGACCGCTTTCGTAATTGGAGTGCGGCACAAGCAGGTATCTATCTTCCTGCCGCAAACGAACATCAAATGCTGATATACGCTCAGCAGGAAATACAAAGAAATCAAGAATTTATTTAATTATGGTAGAAACAAGAAAAACAGAAATCCGGTATGTGACATCCGACCCGAAGAAGATGCTTAATATGTACCTTGCAAAACGTGTCCTCAAAACATGGGAGGAATCTTTCATTGATGAAGACACCGGAGAAACATTAAACATTGAACGACATGAAATCCTCTTTGAACGTGGCACGTTGATAGACCAAGACCTATTGGCAAAAATCCGTTTCAGTATGGAAGCTGACGGTATCAAAGAGGTGGAAGTCAGTAGCCAAAAACGCTTGGCATTTGAGAACGAGAATAATTATTTATATCCTTATCTTGCACAAGCGCAGATAGGCGATAAGAAGTACAAGTTCCTGCTCTATGCCACTGGGTTGGAAAATGTCTGCCTTATCTTGAGAGACTATATTGAACTTAATTATCAGTCAGGCTTCACTCTGACGATGGCAAAGGAGTTTGATTCTTGCGTGATTCTTACCGATAATCTGAAAGAACGTAAAGTTGATGATGCTACCCTCGAAGAATTGAGAGACACATTCCTTTTAGGCGATTCAGCAACGGAAGAAGAGGAGGACGAAGAAAGCAAGCCGGATGAAAAGAAGTTCTATCAAATTGAAACTAAAATCACCTTTGATGAAGAAGAAAGGATTCAAACCTTTGTCGTGAACACCTTCAATGTTGATAGGGCAATGATGCTTATTACTCATTACCTCAAAAACAAAGAGGAAGAATGCGAGAAGCAAGCCAAAGAAAAAGGACACGAGTTTAATAAGAGGGAAATCCATGCGGCTATTGAGTCTGCCAAACCTATTCCGGTGGGGCGGTTCATCCCGAAAGAGTTTTCTATGGCTTATATGGAATAACTTTGTTAACCTGCCTGCTAGGTCTGTGAAGATATGGTAGGCAAACATGGAGAAGTGGCGGAATCAGTAGACGCACCACTCGATAATAGGAATGCCAACTTTAGATGTGGCGAGCTTGGCAACTCGTCCCAGTGCAAATCTGGGCTTCTCCACAAACTTGGGTTGGAAAGGGAACATGAAAGTATTCAGTTGCAAATGGATATTTCTGTAATGCGCATACAGATAGTGTTCCCGATGGAATAATGTGAGCCACACATAAATGGCATGGGTTAGTAAATAATGGTTGTGCCCCGGAGAATACGCTTCGGGGCTTTTAATTGGTAATAAATAATGTGAAAGCAAAAGAAATAACTAAGACTATCTACATAGCAAATGATGGCAAAGAGTTTCTTGCAAAAGAGGATTGCAAAAAGTATGAGGATTTTATCGAGAAAGTTCTTTCACGCATTGAATACTTCTGTATCAGATGCAATCCAGATTTGACAGAAACAGGATATTTCCAAAATAAGATATATGTGGCAGTATTCTCTAAACATGGTTATAATAGAGACATTGCTATTGAATGGGCAATAAGGAAATTTAAATGCTATTTAGGATTCGGGGTTCAGGGGTATGGATTCCAACCGCATTTTAATGTAAGCGAAATTTCCAAGAAAGAATACGAAGGGTGTTTAAAGTTAGGATATGATAAGGAGTTCCTTAGTCCTGTTCCTGTAGAAGGATTTCCTGAAAATATTAATTACATGAAAGAATGGGGGTTTAAATAATGCCATATTACATAAAAAGAACTAAGTCCAAGAAGAAAGACAAGCCTTTACCCTTGTTTGATAAAGCAGGGATAACAGTAAAGAAGAAGCCGGATTTGAAAGCTAAACTCGACAAAGTTTTCAGCTTATATATTCGACTAAGAGATAGTAAACCTTTTAACTACAGATTCTTTAAGTGCATAAGTTGTGGTGAAATAAAGCCTTTCGAGCAGGCAGACTGCGGTCATTTTCATTCACGCCGCCACCTCTCTACAAGGTTTGACGAAGATAACGCTCATGCCGAATGCCGAGCGTGCAATCGGTTTAGCGCAGACCATTTGATTAATTACGAAAAGAATTTGATAGCTAAAATCGGACAACAGAAATTTGATTTACTAAAAGTGAAAGCTGCCGGTACTTCTAAGATGTCTGATTTCGAGTACGAGCAGCTAATTAAGTATTACAAGGCACTGAATAAGAAACTTAGGAAGGAGAAAGGATTATGAAGAAAGAAATTGACGCATGGGTATGGAATCCAGCAGATGCGCTATTCAAGCAAAAGAAATCAGAAAAAGCAATCGGTCATATTATCTATTGCGAATGTCCCGAAAAATGCGAGTTGTACGCAAAAGGTAATTGTGTCGCTTTTGATAATTATTGCCCTCATGGAAGCAGAGATCGAGTTATCGGGTATTCAAGAATGGCAAGTAAATTTCACTCATGGATAAACGAATTTAAAGAGAAACATAAAGATGTATATAAGTCAAAATTGACACAGCCCAAAAAGTTGGAATACTTTATGGATTTAGTCTATATCCCAATTTCATACTTAGGGCTAAATGAAAATATAGAGTTCGTATCTGGAGGTGGTTATTTTGCAAAAGGAAGGCCGATTATTAAACGAGAGCATTTCAATGCAGAGTTTATATCCAAGAAAATAATCAATTTTACTCCCTATGCTTTGTTGGGAGGAAGAATAAAATATTACCAAGACAAGGAAGTGCCGAAATTCCTTTTATGGCTAAAGCAACTTGACAACGCTCTATATGAGGAAGTAAAAGAAATGAATCCAACCCATAGCGGATTTGTTGCCATGACCAATGTAGGTCGCAAAGCGATACTGCAAACATTGAATCCCAATATAGGTACATTCAAGGACATACACGGTGGAATATGGGTTTGGGATGGTGAGTACCTGCACTCTAACAATACACACGCTTCTTTCACACTTATTGAAACAAGGGAAATTCAAGAATGTAGGCTAAAGCCCAATGGAAATGTTGCGGTTAAGGTGTGTGATGACGCACAGGTAAATGATAATACAGAGTTTATAGATTGATATGTACCAACTGCGTGATTACCAACAGAAAGCCTCTAATGCAGCCGTTTCTTTCTTCAACAACAAAGCCAAGAAAACGAATGCTATCATGGTCTTGCCTACGGGTTCGGGAAAGAGCCTTATCATAGCGGATATAGCTGCAAGGCTTGACGGACATACCTTAGTGTTCCAGCCGAGTAAAGAAATTTTGGAGCAAAATTTCAAGAAACTGTGCTCATATGGTATTCTTGATTGTAGCATCTATTCGGCTTCTTTCAACTCAAAGGAGATAAGCCGTATCACATTCGCCACCATAGGTAGCGTGAAGAATCATCCCGAATTATTTACCCACTTTAAAAACATAATTGTGGATGAGTGCCATTTGGTAAACCCCAAAGAGGGAATGTACAAGGATTTTTTTGATGCAGTGAAGTGCAAGGTTCTTGGCTTGACGGCAACTCCTTATAGATTGTCTTCCTCACGTGACTTCGGCTCCATGCTGAAATTCATCACCCGGACAAAGCCTCATGTCTTTTCAGAGGTCATTTACCATGTACAGGTATCAACTCTCTTAGATATGGGATATTTGGCAAAGTTGAATTACTATCCGATGAATCCTTCGGGATGGAATGAACTCAACTTACGGGTGAACACTACTGGTGCCGACTATACGGATAAATCAATCCAAAAGGAATATGAACGAATCGACTTTTACAGTTATCTCGTCCATATCGTCCAAAGGCTGATGAATCCAAAAGCTGGAGGTAAACGAAAAGGAATACTGGTATTTACCCGGTTCTTGAAAGAAGCCGAACAGCTTACGTGGTCCATTCCCGGATGCGCTATTGTTTCGGGTGATACTCCCAAATCTACTCGTGAAAGAATCCTTGCTGCGTTCAAATCTGGTGAAATCCCGGTCGTTGCCAATGTCGGAGTTCTGACTACTGGTTTTGATTATCCCGAGCTTGATACGGTTGTTATGGCCCGTCCTACGATGTCACTTGCTATGTGGTATCAGATAGTTGGTCGGGCTATTCGTCCACATCCCCAGAAAGAGGTTGGATGGATTGTAGATTTATGTGGAAACATCAAACGCTTCGGTGAAGTATCTGATTTAAGGCTTGTTGATGGAAGCAATGGCAAATGGGCCGTTTACTCCAAAGGTAGACAACTAACTAATGTGAGATTCTAATATGAAAAGTATAAAAGAAGTAATTAAGGACATTGAGCATATTCCAAAGTGTCCCCAAAGTGGAGAATATAATCTGTATTACCTAATAAAATGTTTGTATGGCACGAATAAGAACAATCAAACCTGAATTTTGGGAAGATGAAAAGATAGGTAAACTACCAATTCCATGCCGTCTTTTCTTTATTGGTTGTTGGAATTTTGCTGATGATTTCGGAGTTATCAAAGGTAATGCTGCATTACTCAAGTCTCAAATATTCCCTTACGATGAAAATTTACGAGTATCTGAAATAAAAAAGTGGATAGATGCCTTAGTGGATGCCCGGATGTTAGTACCTATTATTCACGCAGAAGAAAGCTACTACTTTATCCGCACATTCCGTAGTCATCAAGTCCTTGATAAGAGATACGATAAGTCTTATATCGGTAAGGGTATAGTAAAAGAATTGATTAGTAAGGCTTTAAATGATAACGATGTGAACACTACGTCAACACTACGTGATAACGACGTGAACACTACGGAGGAAAAGGAAGAGGAAAAGGAAGATAAGAAAGAATCTCCTAACGGAGATAAGAAAGAAGCCAAAGCTTCTTCATCCGCTTCTTCAAATCCTGATTTTCTAAAATTCAATGACTGGCTAAAACGGAACGCTCCTTATTGCAGCAATGCTAAAAACTTCTCTTCCCAAATCACGGAAGCGGAGTTTCTAAAACTCAAAGAGAAATATACGGGTAAACAGATTGCTGACATCATCGAGCAGATAGAGAATCGAAAGGATCTACGTAAACGATATACTAACCTTTACAGGACTGTATTAAACTGGGCAAAAAAAGAATATGGAAATTAATGTGCAACTACGAGATGAAGATTCTGAGAAGATTGTCTTAGGTACTATTATCACTGAACGCAATGCGCTTGAAGAAGTGAGGGAGTTATTATCCAAGGATTCTTTCTATAATCCATTCCATCTTCAGATATACGAAGCTATCCTTCAAGTGGCATCGTCTGGCAGTCGGCCTGATGTGGTAGCGGTCAAGAATAAACTTATTGCTAATGGGGTGAAGTTTGACCTTATGGAGTATATGCGAATTGCTTCTAACTGTACTTTTGATTTATACCAGTATGCAGCACGGCTGCACGATCTGGCGATAAGACGTAAATTTTGGGATATAGGACAGTATCTTGTATCAAACTCTTATTCAGAAGCAGAGGATATTCTCGATGTCTCTAATTCGGTGAGTAATGAACTTGCATCGCTTTTCAAATCAAGTAGCACTACTATTTCAACCATTAACGATGGACTTGAAAGTGTATATGGCATGATAAATGATAATCTTTTAGGGAATAGACAATTAACGGGTATTCCTACTGGATTTGAAAAAATTGATTCAAAGTCAGGCGGATTGCAAAAATCAGACTTGATAATTATTGCAGGGGAGACAAGCCAAGGTAAAACATCTTTTGCGGTGTCTATTATGCGAAATGCAGCGTCTTTGGGCGCTAAGATAGCTATGTATTCAATGGAGATGAAAAAGGAGCAAATAACGGCTCGTATTCTCTCTATGGAAAGTGGGGTTCCGGCTAATCAAATCATGTATTCACGTTTGACTGATTCACAGATACAAGCGATAGATGTTGGAGTAGGTAAAATGTCGGGAAAGGGAATATACTTTGATGATAGAAGCACTTCTAATATTGATACTATCATTTCATCTATCCGATATATGAAATTGAAGTTTGGAATAGACGGTGCTATTATCGATTATCTTCAGATCTTGAATGTGAATATGAAGGGAGCTAATAAAGAACAACAGATGGGGGATGTGGCTAGGCGATTAAAGAACTTAGCTAAAGAACTTGACATTTGGATTATAGCCCTTTCTCAGTTGAATAGGGATACAATGAATCCGGTTCCTACATTGGGGCGACTTCGTGACAGCGGACAAATAGCGGAAGCTGCCGATGTTGTCATTTTGATCTATCGGCCTGAGGTTAACAATAAATCCTATCCGAACGATTTTTCTAATGTAGATACCAAAGGGACGGCTATGATAGATATTGCTAAAGGACGAAATATTGGACTTCTACGGTTCATATGTGGGTTCAATGCCGCTACGACTTGCTTTTATAATCTTGATTATGTCCCATTATTAGGAGGCAAACAATCTGGTGTAGAGGATGATAATCCATTTTAGATATGGTAGTTACAATTTACTGGGAGAACAAGTCTACTCCTGTTATCCGTAAGAGAATCCGTGATCGATTTGGCATTCCTCACTATATATCTGTAAATGGTGAGACTCAGGCAGAAATAAGTGAAGAAAATATGTCGGATCTGATAGAGTTGGTTAAACGAGGCTTTATAAGCTTAAGAAATAAATAAATCATGTTAGTAGGAACAACAAATCTTAATACGACGCTCAACCTAACCTACGTGTTGACTGACGTCGTGGAAACGCTTCTATACGATTTGAGAAGTGAAATGGGAAAACAAGGCTATGAATTGCGTCATGATGCAAAACGCAACTTCAACACTGCGATTTCCGCCATCCGAAGGCTAAAACAGGATGTTGACAAGACGCAATTATCCACACAGGAAAACTTCGGAAATGACTCTGATTGTCTTCTTGCCTTCATTAAATTGTTAATAGATCGCTGCGGTGATGATGAGAAGAAGATGTTTGAGTTTTATAATTATATCAAACGGTATCCGTCTCAACTCGGCTTGGAACTGTCTGATGAAAAGTGTGTATTCGCGCATATTTTCGAGAATAAATAACCATCAAAACAATACAATATGGAGATATTTAATACTCTTCTAACACCTGAATATTGTCCACCTTTATTTATTCCGGAGGAATTAAATAATCGTCTGAGTTCCGCGAAATTTCAGGAAAATTATCTTTTACTGTTCCAGGTATATTCCCTTGTATAGCATATTCCTTGATTTTGATAGCAGGTGCTGTGTCGTTTTCATGGTCTTCTTTACGGTACAAGATGGAGATGGCTTCCGATTGATAAGGCTCTTGTTTATTTTCGACCGCATATCTTATTTCATACGCCTCTTCGAAAGGGGTAATTAAAAAGAACTGGATAGATGCAGAAGAAAAGTACAAGGGATTTTGTGCTATTTTACCGGGTAATACGGGGATAGTTTCTCCTTGTCTTATAGAAATGTAATTGTCTTTTTTGGGGGATATGGTTATATCACGATGATATTGGCTAGTCTGTACGATGATACGGTAAATACTTATGGGATAAGAAAGGTTTTTAACTAATATCTTCATACCCCATATTTCATCATGTTTCAATATAATTTGGATTTTGGGATATATGGTATTCCCGGCTTGAATACGAGCTATTTCATATTGACGTGCAAACGTGTTCGCCATCTGAGACAAACTACCAATCTGTTTCTGTGTTCCTTTTTGGCTTTTTATCACATAAATAAAACTCCCTGCGGTCGCTAATGACCCAAGGGCTGTAATACAATTAATAATAATTTCAAAATTAGACATTGCAAAATATTCTAAATTATTTAGCAACAAATATATAAATGATATATGATATGACAAAATTCAACATCCATGCCTACAATGATATATCATAAATTTTAGTGTCAACAAAATTTTTATCATTGAGGAAGATTCAATGAATAAGTAAATTCTAAATAAACATGAACGAGAAAGAATTTTTTTCTTTATGGTATATGTAGAAAGTGAACATATCCCGGCATATAAACACAGCGATCTGACAAGCGCCGAGACAGAGGCTAAACGATTAGCAAAGTCTTTGAATAGAAAGGCTTATGTTTTTTATTTTATCAAATCTTTTGAAGTAAATAAGTTTATAGTTATAGATTGCCGTCCAGTGTTTGGTGATGATCTTCCGTTTTTTAATCAAATCAAGATAGATATGAACAAGATTAAATGTAATTGCAATAGTCCACATTGTAAGGAATGTGAAAACAGAAGAATTGTAGAAACAGGGGTTAAAATGGTTTTAGAAGCTAACGAACTTTCTCTCGATTTGCGAGAGAAAGCGCAACATTCAGAAAAACGTCCTACAATAAAAGAAGTTCCCGACTTCAATAAGCATGGTCAATTTTATGGTTTTGATTAACTAATAACAGTATAATAATGAATAAAATAGACTTAAACGCCCTCCGTGATAGGGCATACAAAATCGCTTGTGAACATGGTTTTCACAATGAAGTATTGAGTAACGAACATTGCTTTTGTCTTGTCATAAGCGAGTTAATGGAAGCTGTGGAAGCAGACAGAAAAAGTAGACACTTTGATAAAGAAAAGTATAAGACCGGTGAATATAGCGAGTGTCAAGGGTGGCTAACAAATGAAGAAAAGTTTATCAACGTATTCAATAGATATATCAAAGATACCATCGAGGATGAACTTGCCGATGCAGTTATTCGTCTATTTGACTTTGCAGGTCTGCGAAATATTTCTCTTGAAATTGCAACTAAAGATATAGGTGATTGCATCGATGATATGGCAGAATCCTGCAAAGACGAAACATTCACAGAGTCCATTTATGCCATATCTACACTTCCTGTGAGGTATGATGGCTTATATGACTTACATACTACCATTAACGATATGGTACTGTCTATCTTCGGACTTGCCAAACATCTTGAGATTGATTTTATGTGGCACATTGAGCAGAAGATGAAGTATAATAAACTCCGTGAGAAGATGCATGGGAAGAAGTATTAATCTTCAAAACCGAATAGAAATGAACACAAGTTTTGAAAGATCGGCTGCTGCTACCGATGAATGGTATACACCGAAAGAAATAATAGACAGTTTAGGCAAATTTGACCTCGACCCGTGCGCTCCCATAAATCCACTTTGGCAGACAGCTAAGATAATGTACAATAAGAGCGATGACGGGTTAACGAAGGAGTGGGCGGGTCGTGTTTGGCTTAATCCTCCTTATTCCCGTCCTCTTATCGGGCAATTTGTTCGCAAGTTAGCGGAGCATGGTAACGGTATAGCATTGCTTTTTAATCGTTGTGATAGTAAGATGTTCCAAGATATCATCTTTGAGAAAGCTACGGCGATGAAGTTCCTCCGAAATCGTATTAGGTTCTATCGCCCAAACGGTACTCGTGGAGATTCGCCCGGTTGTGGTAGCATTTTAATCGCTTTCGGCGAAGAGAATGCAGAAGTATTAAGGACATGCGACCTCACAGGTAAATATGTACGAATCAATTAGGGTAAAACAAAGAAGATATGAAGGAATCACATACAGGCATTGGGATATGCCATTGCCGCCAATGTCGAATGGATAAGAAGCATTGCAGTTCTAAAAAAAGAAAGTTTGAGAAACGGGCTATAAATAAGTTCCGTCGGAAACAATTGAAATTAGATGAAATAATAAAATGCAATCGTTTCGGAAAATATTGGGCTTGATTTCAATAAAAAAATAGCCCGATAAAGAATTAAATAGTTAATAACCTTTTAAATGATACGATCAAAGCATTACAATTATCACAACCGGTCCAGTCCCGCCAAGCGAGAAAGGACTATATAAATCACTTCTGGCAGGAGATCGGCCGCCACGAATATGTATCTGACCGGCCGCATGAAAACATTGGAGATCATGAAACTCACCGGACATCGGTCAGAGCAAAACTTTTTCCGGTACATCCGTTTTACAGGAGATGATGCCGCACGAGCGATCAGTGGAGATATGTTTTTCAGAAAATAAAAATTAACTCAATAATTATGATAGACAATGATTTATTGACAGACTCAATAAAGTCTGCTTTGAAAGTTGAGTTCCTTTCGTCAAGTAAGGAACTTTTTTTGTATTCTAGAGCACTTTACTCGGCTGCAATCTGGGGGAGGAATATTGATGAAAGAAACAAGATTATTCAGGAAAGAGATAAGTCTTTAAAATAGAAGAGGAAGAACCAGACCGCACGACCAATCAAGATTCTTCCTCTCTTACACGATTATGATGCAAATATACTATTTACTTTTAAAATAATCGTGTTATGGTGAGAGAATTTTCAGCAATATCGGAACTTAAATCTATCAGAGAGCAGAAATCAAGACTCTCGGAGAGAGAGCAAGAACTGATCAAACCTATTTTATCGGATCTTAATATTATTCCTGTAATATACAAATGGTACTGTGAGGTTGTGGGGAATTGCGGATTACCCGAAAGAAGGGCCGGTGCCAGCTTCCGCCAGAAATTTATTTTCATTATTCTGTTTCTTTATTCCCCCAGTACATTGGCTGGTGGTAAGATTGCAAAAGGGATTCGTGATATACTTGCCGGTATATTGGGCTTTAAAGCTCCGACAGGAATTTCTAACCTTTGTGTTGATGTCACGTTTTACTATAACAATTATAAGGATTATCGTGCAGATATAGACTATCTTTATACCGAGATTATTAATCGGTTAAGATTCAAAGGGCTAATCAATTGAAGGTGCTACCATAGCACGAAAAAGAAAGCCGGGGTTTATGGCTCCGGCTTTATTGAAAATTTTGGTAAGAAAATAGCTATTAGTCTATCAACATAACTATGGATTTTGCTAAGCTCCTCTATGTACTGTGGTGTATCAAACGGACCACATCCTTCCTCATAATATTCACGTAACCCTTCAATTTTTTCATAATGTTCAAAGATTAGTTTTACGTTTTCATCGTGCTTATATCTTACATCATAATTTTTTAAGTAATCATATAATGATTGGATTGATGATTCGCAAGAACCATAATCATCGTTGTCCCGATGTATTCTAAAATCATTTTCCATTTCTCTTTTGCAAGTAACAAGCTTCCTTAATAATTCCTTATCTATGCTGTTACACAATTCATTGATATACTTATATGATTCAAATTCTTTTTGCAGTTCAATTTTGTGTTTTTCCAATGATTTATTATAGTTATCTTTTACAGATTCGATTTTTTTAGTAATTTCTGCAATATCTTCTTTTGTAGCCAAATCTTCTCCTTTCTTTTTGGCGTAAGACTGAAAACACAATAAGATAACACTCCAAACGGCATTCCCTATGAAGAACAGTATTCCAATTATTAAATAGTCCATATTATTCTCCTTTCTCTAATTTAATTTTTTTTCCACAATGAGGACAAGTAATAGTGTTTTCTTCCTCTCCTTTCACTTCTTCGGGTGATGCGAAAAGTTGCCACATGGGAACATCTAAGGCTTCTGCAACTTTTTCAAGCGTTGGATAAGATGGACTTTTCAATATTGCATATAAGTTTTGCCTTGTAGTGTTCATCTTTTCAGCAAAAGAAGTCATGTTATACCCTTTTTCTTTAATAAGTAGTTCTATTCTATTCAT